CAAACAGAAAATTACGCTGTGCCGCGTCTGTCAGCCTTACCTTCCGTCCATTCCAAAAGAACGTATTAGCGATTCGGTCCTGGGTCTGTGCGTCGAAATACTCCGCCACTGCGTCGCGTATCTCGTCAATAGTCGGACGGCCGTCGGTAATCATTTCAACGGCCAGCCATCCGCGCTCCTCGTCGCGGTGGTGATTCCAGCGCACCGCCCAGCGGTCGCGGCGTGGGTTTATGCACTCGATAGGCGCAAGCACCTCGGAACATGATATTTCTCTCGTTTTCATGTCGATATATTGTTAAGTGAAAAGATATTCGGTAAAATTACCCTGTGCGTTACGCGCCATAGTCACCTTATTCTCGCCCAGTAGTTCCTTTTCTTTCAGCGCGTCGCATATATCGCACATATCAGGATAGCCGGTAAAGAATTTAACCACGTCGCCCTTCTTCAGGGGTAAGTTACAGGCCGCAAGCTGCGCCCGGTTCGGGACGATAAGACGGGCGCAAACGAGATATTTCGTTTTCTCCTTTGCCTCCGTGTCACCGTTGGCCACCGCTTCCTTGTGTTCTCTACGCGACCACTTTGTCGAAACGCCTGTTTGTAAATCCAGAATACAAAGCGTCGAGCCTACGAGCGCGTTAAGAGTGACCTCGCGGCAAGTAAAATTTTTCTGACCGTTCCGACGCACTCCCGGCGATGTCGAGATACCGAGGTCGGCCAACGATTTAAGATTTGAGTAATCAGCCATTTTTAAGCCTGTTATTTTGTAAAAAAGATGTTTAGCGTCTGCGTGTTTGCAGAGCGAGTAAAACGACGCGAGTATTTCAGCGCGTCGGCGTTTGCTTTTGATTTTGTGGAGGCGACGGGCTGCCTTCTTCTTGTTGCGCTTACGAATACGAGTATAATCCTTGTAAATGTCATATCCGACAAAGTCGATACCCTGTGAAACCGGGTAAATACGTTCATTCGATTTCACCTTCAGCCCTATGCCCTCGACCTGTTCGTGAACGATACCGCTCAATTTCCAAAGTGTCGGCTTATCACAACCGAACGCCCTCTTATCGTCACAATAACGATAATAAAATTTGAAGCGGTGTTTGTCCTTAACGTGGTGGTCGAGCCATACCGATAAAAGGAGGTTGCCGAAATGTTGGGAGCTGCGTAACCCAATAGACAGCCCACGGACGAGGAAACGCACAAACCGTTCCAGAAGGGTAAGGATTATCGGCCCTTTGAATAAGCGGCGTAACGTGTCCATCATGATGTCCTGCAATATGCTTTCGTAGAATTTCGTAATATCGTCCTCGTAAACATATTGTATTTCATCGGGGTATAATTCGAGGTCGCGGCGTATCAGCTTCAGAAGGTCGTGCGTACCACGGTTTTTCAGCGATGCCCCGGTGGTTCGTATCAACTTTTTGAACGTCAGTTCCTCGACGATATTCATTATTGCATGAATACCTATTTTTTCATAATACGAGTAAAGGAATTGAATCCGCCGTTTCTTCCCTCCTTCGGTAATTATCTCCTCTCCGTAGGAGGTAAGTCGAAACACGCCCGCCGATATTTCAGCGGCCAGCCATGCCTCTATCCCGTCGATATGCGCAAGAATCTCGCGCCCCTGTTTAGACTGCTTTCGGGCAGTTCCACGGAGTACGGCTGCAATAGATTCCCGGATATTGGACGGGGCGACAATCAGCGGAATTATTTCGGAATCCTTTATACGTTTCATGTTGTTTGTTTTGCCTTCATTTTCCGGGGCCTAAGTTATTCGGCTGCCATTGCTGGCCCTACTAAACTCCACCCCTGCGCGTGATGTTTCGGCGTTCCGTCCTGTGGACGGCTGTGCCGTGGCTCTCTCCCCTGCTTCTCGCTGACGATACGAGAAACTATATATTTTCGATTTTGGCAAATTAACGCTTTGAGTGCAAGGCGCGACCCGTTCCACGCGTTCGTGTTCGATGAATCGTTGTTCGCGTTCGTGTACGAAACACCGGCGTTCGAGTTGGCGTTGTTGTTGGAGCGGTACACCACACGGGCCGACGACGATTGGGGAAATCTACCATTTCGGGGGCTGCTCTGCGGTGGGAGGGCTGCGCCCTCGTGTATCGTTTAACATCATACGTTCAAGTTTATTCGGTTAGGCTATGGCCTCGGCCTCCAAGAAGGTCGCGACGTTTAACGTATAGACGATTTTACCAATGAAGGCAAGGCGCGACCCGATCCACGCGTACGTGTTCGATGAATCGCTGCCCGCGCTCGCGCACGAAACACCGGCGCTCGAGACGGCGTCGCCGCTGGAGCGGCACACCACACGGGCCGACGAGTTGGAACACCAGAATTTGTCGCCGTAGTGGGTTGTTTCTGTGGCGTTGAGCAACACCGGCACCACGTCCATGAAACGACCGTTATGTAATTCGGTAATCCATGAATCGGAGATTGTACCACTCTTGACGGTTCTTTCTTCACCGGTTCCGTACTCGGTAAATTTCCAAACGTAGTAATCGGAGGTAACTCCGCCCATCCATTCTGCGACATTGCCCCAAAGATTTTCGTAACCTATGGCGTTGATAGATGTCGCATTTCGTAACGTCTGCGTATCGTCGTAATACCAGCCTCCGGCCGCACCGATAGCATTAGCCGGGTTCGCTATGGTGTCCTTCATGCCGAGGAAGGCGGTCAAGCCTTGAACGGTAGTATTTGAGCCGGAGCCATATCCGCACACGCTTGAACTGTCACGGTCGCCATAGTTGGCCCAGAACAAACAAGCAATATCGCGGTGCATTGGGTACGTTATCGGGGTGAATCCCTCACCACGTCTGCGGCAGTAATCAACGAACTGCGATTGTGATACGCTGACGGTCGCCGAAACGCCCGTAATACTGCGAATCTGCAAATTACCGTAATAGGCTTTCACAACACCGGCAAGCCATTGGCCGGTTCGCCATGCGTCCGGCTCGATAGCGTGAATCTCCGGCGAGGTGGTAAGCCATACGAAGGAGAAAGGAGCGTCGGCGCGGCAGGTGAACGCGATTTTTTCAGCGTTGGCCGGAACGGAGGTAAACAGGTAAGAGCCTTCGGTCATTCGTCCGCTATTGGCTGCGGCACGACCCACCACGTTGTTGTCTGCGTCGAGGAACACCGCGCCGTAAACCGATGAGTTCACGGCCGGCCATCGTGCTTGCTTGTAACCCTTCACCGGGGCAACATATACGCGGTAATCATCGTAAACCGCGAGGCAGTCGTCAAAGGTGGTGTAAGTGGTAGCCACTCGGCAAGCTGCGCGGTCGTGCAACTCCATATCTTCCGGGTAAAGTTTACGGCCCTCCGGCTGCGTTACAGCCTTCAGAGAGCTGAAGCAGTGGTAATGGCAACGGTTAATAAAATCGTCGATACCCTTGCACCAACGGTCAGGCTCGTACATCATGAAATCGCCTTCGTCGGCCTTCGTCGGGTGGTTGAAACCTTGTGTATTGGCCTCCGTGCCGTCATGATAACGGCGGCTATCGGTATCGTCAAGCGGACAAACGAGCATTTTGCCGGACGCTACATATTTAGCCATTACGCGGTGACGCTTCGCCATGATAGCGGCGACGTGCGCCGACGGTTTGAAAGTGTTGTCGTAGTCGTAGCCCGTTTCGTTATCGAGGTTTGAGATATTTTTTGAATCTGACACCGTTTCGTCGTACTTGATAACCGTCCATTCCGGCTGCTTTATGTTCAGTTCGGGGAAATGGGCCTGTAACTCGTTGAACTCCGATTCTTCGAGGTATTTCGTGAGTTGGTAAGTACCTACGAGGCGGCAAGTCGTCACGTTGTTACCGTTTTCATCGACACCCTTCATCGTCAGGAACTTGCGGAGGAGTTCACCGCGTCCGCTCTCGTCTATGCCTGTAACACGGAGGTAGGTCGTAGAGGGGCAACGGTTGAGAAGGGTCTGCCAGTCAATCAGCGGACAGTTATCAACGACAAGGCGAGTAACCGCCGGAGTTCCGGAGAAGGTGAGCGCGTCGGGCGCGAGGTTCTGAAGGTATCGTAATTCGAGCGTCTGGAGCGAGGCCGGTAACTTTGCCGTTGACATCGTTCCGCCTTGTGCGAATATCACGTTTGTAAGCTGCGTATCTGCCGCGTCGAGCGTTTCGAGTTTGCGATTTTCGGCCAGATTCAGAGAGGTAAGGCCGTTCAGTCCGTTGACATCAAGAGAACGGAGGTTCCGGCAATTTTCGAGAATCAGGCCTGTGAGAGCCTTCTGCCCGGTCGAGCAAGAAGCGTCAAGATTGCGGAGGCGAATACACTTGTTAAGGTTAAGCGTTCCGACAATAGCGTGACTTATGTCCGTAAGGTTGAGCGACTGAATACGAGAGGCCCCGTAAATGTTCTGCGGGTCGTTGATGATAAGATTTTGTTTGAAGGTAAGAGTTATTTCGTCACCTTGGCCATTTGCCCGGAGGCCTGAAACCGTGGGGTCGCCGTTGGTGTAGCCATAGCCGAAACAAAATCTTTCCGCCGCCGTTATCTTCATGCTGCGAGGATTCGCCGCAAAGTTATACGAGAAATACACCGGGAACGCGTCGTCGCGGTATGTGCCGGCGCAATACTCCGAATCCAGAAGGTTGAAGCGGTTAACGATTGTATAGGTACGATGAGCGTAGCGCGAACCCTGAAGGGCGTAGAGATAGTCGCGCCCTTCTTCGATGAGCGGAAGAATATATTTATATTCTCCGTCCTTATTGTAGATACGTTCGCACCATTCGCCCATAAATTGGTTGTTGAACACGTCCAGAACGTACTCCGTTGACATCACCGAACGGATAGAACGGGCAACCTCGGCGAGTTTTTCGGGGCAACCGCGAACGAGTTCCCAGAGTACCGAATCATGTCCGGCGAAACAGTACGCGCCTTGGCTCTCGTCCACGGTATCGAAATCAATCATGTAATCGAATTTCAGGTACGAATCGTTTCGTTCGCCGAAAAGCGTATCCATATCGTAGGGCAAAATGTACCATATAAGGCCATCCCACGTTGCGAACATCATGTTTTTCGCGCGGTTATCCACCGCCATGAAATAGTTCGTCAGCGCGTACCATGCGAACGGGGCTTCATTGGCGAAATACTGCGTATATTCGCGGAGGAATTTCGACGGATTGCCCTTACAACTCTGAATCCACGACCATAAGCGTATAACTGCCGCTTTGTCGTCCTCGTGAGCGTCTGCCCATTTGGTGTCGGCCTTAAATCGGAACTCCAATTCATCATCGAAATTCGTCATGTCAGCCGTGCCGAACAGACAGAGAGCCGCCGAGTTGTTCAGGAACTCGACACAGATACAGCGATTACGTTCACCGCCGAGGGCTGCTTCATCGTTGAAACCTTCGATACCCTCGAACCCGTAAACTTGGTGCGATTCCGATTTCTCGTTGTTGAAATTGTATTTACCGAGGAATTTCGCCACTCCCTCGCCGTTGTTGTCGTAGAAAAGGTTTATCGGGAAACCGTCAACGCCCACGCGCACATCGTAGTCACCTTTATAGGCAGCTTGCGGGGGTGTGAGCCAGCCACAGCGGCGGAAAATATCGTTAACTATACGAACGCCGCCGGTGTTGTGCGTACTCGACGAATCCGAAAAATCCGCCTTCAGACAGAAGATTGATACAGGACGCGCCCCCGGCTTGAAACTGTAAGTCATATCCGGAACCGGAACTCCGTTAACCTCCAGAGTGCAACCGTATTGCTCTCGGAGTAAATAGATACGGTAGTTTTTACGCGGGTATGTCGTCGAACTGGTACCCTGTATTCGCAAACCTACATTACGGGCAACGAAATCGTATTCCTTGCCGTAGGGCGAATAAAAGTATATATCAACCGTAACCTCGAATTTCTTGTTATTCGTCTGGTTAACAAGGTCAACATCGCCGACAATGCGCATACAGCCTTTACCCTGTGCGCGGAGTTTGTCGATGTCCACCGCGTCCTCGTCGTTGAGAATGTCGTTTTTCTGGAACAGTATAACCATTTCGTCGGCTGTCGAGCGGTCAACCATATAGTTAGACAACATTTCATCATCAGAGAGAGCGCGGTCGTATATGCGCACGTTACGGAGTTCCACGTCTGCCGCGTCAGAACTTACGGTAATTTTAGCCGGGTTTATCTGCATGAGCGAGGCGGCGGCCTGGTACTGGAGTGAGCGGTCGCGAATACCGTTAACATACAGATGTAAAAGGCGGTTTTCGTTTTTGCTCTCAACCACGAACGCTATTTTAATCGGAATATCCGGGGCGAATTTCGTTTCAAGTTCCTGACCGCCTGAAACAACCATACGAGCCTGTTCGGTAGTCATTTCAAGACCCACGCCGTCGGCGAAACACGACATAACAACGCCGTTACGGTCTGACACGTTGGAACACATCAGTTCCGCCTCCACGGTGAAGCCTGTCGCTGTCGCGTCTTTTGCAAACGGGGTATCGTTAATTGTGATACTTGCACCGTTTGTCAGTGAAAGCGCGTCGCCTGTCCATCCGTTGTTGCTCCAGTCGAAACCGTGGAAATCGGTCGTTATACCTTCAAATTCCCAAACGCCCGGATTCCCCTCGGCGTTACTGCGTCCGGCTGCGGACAACCTTACACGAAGGGAATCCGTAACCTCAATTAAATCAATGTCGGATTCTACTACCTCGATGTTAAAGAGGTAATCGGTTTCGCCTGTTTTGAATTTCATCGCCTCCGTTCCGGGAGCGGTGAAACGGTTAGTGTACCGCTGAACGGTGCGCGGTGCTGTTATAGACTGCGTAACCACTCCGTCGTGATATACGTCCATGCTCGCCGGAGTAGTATCGGGGTCGAACACCACAAAATCAAAATCGAGGCGTTCAAACTGACCGATTTCCAGCGTTGGAGTGAGGTAATCGTTATTCTCGAAAATTCGCCCGTCAGAGAAGATAATCATCGTACCGATAAACGGAGCCGGAGCGTAGCCGGTAGCCGGTTTCTTCAGCAGGTCGATAAAA